TGTCTTTCATTAATAGCTTGATTATCTATCTCATCATCACCAGATAAATCCATATAATCAATAAACGGATTTTCTCTAGCTTCTGCTTCAAATGCTTCCATTTCATTTGCAGACAATGTTTTCTTTTCTACCTTAGTTCCAGTTTCATCTTGTGTAAATACTGCTATTTTTTGAAACTCTGATTGTTCGTTAGCAATTAATAAGTTTCCATTACCAGCGTCTACTTTTTCTACATAATCAAAGTATTCACCAGTAAATTCATATGTATCACTATCTTCATCTTTAGACATTAACGGTCTATATAAAACTGTTGGTTGTCCTAATCCAGGAAACTTCCTATATCTATTTCTAAAACTTTTGCCTTCATAAAAACTAGCTTGTAATGGACCACCATTTTCTTTTATCCATTTATCAAGATCAGTACTGGCATGTAATGTAGCACCTTTACCTCCTGGTGGTCTAACTAATACAGCGAGTAAGTCTGTTTCGTTTGTAAACTCATCTACTTTTCCTTGTAGATATTTGTAATACGCTTCTGATTGTGCTGCGTTTTCTGGTGTTAATAAACCTGCTGATATATCTAATCCTTTAAGAACATCTTTTCTCACACCTTCTGGCAATGTATTTAGTACATCTGAAAAAGTAATTTGTGCGCCATAAAATTGAATAGGAGTTTTACCTTCTACAGTGCCAGCAGCGTTGTTCATTGCATTAATGATTACTTGTCTAGTAGTTCCTTTTTGACCACCAAATGTTATTTGTTCATTCTTAAATAAATATTTGTTATCATACAAACTTAATTCGTTAACAACTTTAGCAACAAATACATCATCAGATACTTGTTCGTTTACTAAACTTTGTAGTATTTTTCCAAAGTCTGAATTAGGATCTATAGCTCTTTCATTAATTATGTTTTGTATAAACTGCTCTTTAAACTTCTTATCCATTATATTTCGTTATCCCTAGGTAAATATATTCCGTATTCCATAAGTGTATCATAATCATACTCCAAATCTTCTAAGAAATCCGTACGTTCTTGAAATAATGGTAACAACAATCTTTCTGCTATTAAAAAGAAATCTGGATTTTTTGCAGCAAGTTTACCTATATATTCTCTTAGGTTTTGTCTTTGTTGAAAGAATGTTCTAGATGTTCTCCAACCGTCTGCACTTAATCCATTATTTAATGCAACTTTTTCTAGATTACTTATGTAGTTCAATATGTTTTTAACATCTTTACCTACTTGTGTATTCTTTGCTTTTGGATCTGTTGACCATTTTTTAATCTCTTGATACTGTTGATCTAATGTAGCTGTTTGTGGTAATCCAGGAATAGTAGCGTCAAACCCTGGAAACTTAGCTCTAGCAATATCTCTTTTAATAGATAGTGTTCTACTTCTAATTATGTTTTGATAAGGATCAGTAATATCAAATTGTTGTAACGTCTGTACACGTGCATTTTCCATATAGAAATCACCTAATGCTTGATTTCTTTTTGCTAACCATTCTTCTGGAGTTAATGGTTGTCTTTGTTCATTAGCAATCTGGTTAGTATATGCTTCATAATCAAATGGACCACCACCACCGTTAGGTACTAAATAAAATGCTGTTTGTGGAAACTTCTCAAACAATTCTGGATTTTCTTTTTGAAATCTTACACCTAGTTCATCTACTGGTCTAGGTTCTACTACAACTGATTTAGGTGTAGCAATATCTAATGGGTTAAAACCAAACTCATCTATAAAGTATTTAGTAGCAGAATAGTTATCTCCAGGTGCATATAAAAATTCACCAGTAGCTTCATCAATAGGTGGAGTATCTATTAACTCTCTATATCTATCTGCAAGTATCTGTAGTGAGTAAACGTGTGCAGTATTCTTTTCATTACCTATATCAAAACGTGGGTTCAATCCAGTAGGACCAACAAACTGTGAAGCTGCTTTTATAAATGTTAAACTCTTAGCAATACTTCTAGCTTCTTTTAATAAATCTTCTTGTTGTTGTGGTGTGTCATCTAAAGCACCATTAGCTTTAAGTACACGATATACATCAATAGTTGTATTAGCTGTAATACGTGATAATTCATTTGCAGGTGCGTCATCATTAATTAAAAATGCAGCAGCATATAAGTTACGTAACCAAGCAGGCGCACCAGCAGCACGTACTAAGTCACCTGGTTCTGATACATCTGGTAATCCATAAGGAAATAATACTTTTTGCACTTCATCAAACTGTGGTCTACCTTCTATAGCAAAAGAAGCTGGTATAGCTACAACAGGACCAATGCCTGGAATAACGTCCATAGCTAAGTTAAGTGATGAAGCGTAACCTGGAAGTCGTACACCTACTTGTCTATCTTGACCAAACAATGCGTCAGATACAAGTTCATCTACCATAGGATAATAAAAGACTTCTTCACCAGTTACTTCATCTTGACCTAGGAAACCTTCACCTTCTACTGGTGAGAATGGATTATCATCACGTAATGCTTGTACTGTTATTTGTCCTCGTCTAAGTATCTCTGGATTTTCTTTAAGCAATGTTGCCCAGGTACTCATAATTTCTGTGTATGCTTCACCGAATGGGAACAAAGCTCTAAGGTTATAGGTAATCTTTTTACGTTTAGACAAATCATACAATAACTCTTGTGTCTCTGATAATGCAACTGATTTAGCTATTTTATCTATAGCTTCTGCGTCTCCATACTTATCATTAAATCCTGCACGTTCATATAAACTATCTAGTTCTTCTTTAAATTGTGCTTTAGCGTCATCTAATTTAGATCCAATTAAATATTCATCATCTTGTAAATTTTTAAGTCTATCTAAATCAGCGTCAGTTAAATCTTTTTCTGACCAATCTGGTCCATAATTAATAATGTAATCTTCTTCTATTTTTGCAATGTTTTCTTGTACATCAATACGATCTGCTTCTAGTTTATTTTTTCTAGCTGCATATGTAGTTTGTACTTCTTCTATTCTTTCATCTACATCTTCAAACTTTACACCTAATTTTTTGTCACTATCGTTTAATTCTTTGATACGTCTTCTGAACATATCTTCATTAATCTCTGTCTCTTTTTTACGTAGTTTATTTGGATTTAAACCAATGTCTTCTTTGAGACTTGCTAATAAGTTTTGTCCAGGAAGATTAGCATTTAATGCACCAGCAACTTCTATTGACTTGTTACCAGATTGATACTTACCACCGTCTAACATAATTTTCCTCATTGACGGTGACATGTAAGGTAGTAAGTCATAGATTGCTCTCCAGTATGCTTGTCTAAATACTGGTGATCGTGAAGCGTTATCTGTTCTTTGTCCCATTAATACATCAAATGCACGTTCAACGTAATAATCTAATTTACCTGTATTTTCTATATAGTCTGGTGAACCAGCAGCAACAAACTCTGGTAACGTATCAAAATAGTTACCGTCTTCTTTAAATAAAATGTCATTGACATCATCATATAATCTTTTATTTTTATATTCACGTTTTGTACCTTTGACAATACTATCTAAGTAATCATCAATAGTTTCATCTACGTATTTACTGTCTAAAAACTTTAATTTACCTGTAGTTAAAAAATTATATATATTTTGATTAATTGGAGTTGTATCAAATAAATAAGGTGTCTTTGTAAAATCTATTTCATCAATAACAGTTTTAGTAGCTAAATCATTTAGTATATCTACATCATCTGTAAATCTACCACCAGCAAATTGTTTAAGTCTTGCGTAATAACTTTGTGCATATACATAACGACCACCAGGTGTTGACATCATTCTTTTATAATCAGAACCACCTTTATTAAACATGCCAATAATTTCTTGTGTTCTCTCTGTGTCACCAGCTACAAATTCTTCCAATCGTGCTTGTCTTTTAGCATTTGTATTAGCACCTCTAAATAAAAATTGGAACAATCTGTCATTATTCATAAAAGCTATTTCATTAACAACACCTTGTGTGTATTGTGAATATTTTTTTCTACCACCACGTGCTAAATCTGCGACTGCTTCTACTTTGTTAACAGGGTCATAATATTGTGGGTTTTGTTTATTAGCACGCATTCTAGATCTAGTTCTTTCATTTCTTCTACTTCCACCATATAGATAATCATTATTATGTACACCAAATCTACGTGAACTTGCTTTAGCCCACTCATCTGCTTCTGCTAATGGATTACCTAATATATCATCAAACACTACATTCTTTTGTGTCCAACGTTTTGCTTCAGCAGCGTCTGTTTTCTTTAACAAACCTAAAGATAAAATACTTAATGGTCTTGAAAAGATATTGTCATAACCACGTGCATACATACGTATCTGTTCTTCACCAACAACACGTAATAACCAAGCACCACGTAACAATACAAATGGTTTCCAGAAATCACCGTAGTAACTATCTATAAGTTTAGATATAGATTTTTGTTTCATACTCTTAGGTAAGTTTTCAAAGATATCACCAAATCCTGCTTTTTGTGCTTTAGCTCTAATAATTGACATAGAGTTCATAGCTTTAGCTAATTGTGTAGGATCAGGTAAAGGTATTGTTCTGTTAATAAACTGTGTAAGCATATGTGGATCTGGTACAGAAGCTGTTTGTCCGTTAACTACAATATCCATTTTTGCTGCACCAGGGTTTAATGCTTCATTACCTGTTACCTGGTTAATAAAATAAGCTCTCATTTCTTCTGTAGAGTTTTCAAACAATTTCTTAAATGCGTCTGCGTCTTCTAGTTTTACACCAGAGTTTTCTACTAAGTCATCTGCTACAACACTTACCATATCTTTTGTAAGATTAAATAATTCTTTTGTATCACCGTCTTTAAGACGTATAGCTCTATTCATTATTTGCTTTTTAGCTTCTGGTTCAATAGCTGTTTGATCCATAAACAATTTAACATTTCTTACAGCGTCATTCATTTGATTACTATCTAAATATCTGTACGGTAAGTCTTTAGCATATGTACCAATAATTCTTGAAGCTCTGTCTTGACTTCCCATAAGTTTTTGTCGTAATACTTTTTTAGCACCAAACATAGCGCCATATCCAGCGTCAACGCCACCAACTAATTTTTCAGTTGCTGAACCAATAATGCTACCTAATGCACCCACTGTTGGTTTAATATCTCCTAATCCAACACCACGTACACCTAACATCTCATCAAGTAGTGTTGCTACTCCTACTATCTTTTCTTCATCTGTTTTTGTAAAATCCTGTGTAATATCCATAAAGGCACTAACTACTTCTTTGTCGTACACATCAAATGTTTCAATAAACTTATTAGGATCATCTATCTTTGCCATGTATTCAATTAATCTTCCACCACCTTTATCTCTAGATAAATAATCTCTTACACGTTCACCTTCTATAAATTTCAATCCCCAACCTTTATTGTGAATACCTAATGCTGCTTTTTGTACATCATTAAGTTTTTCTGCTGGTAACTGATTTAATTTATCTATAACCCATGGACTAGCTTTTAATGTTTTGCCACCTTTAGTCATAGCTTTTACACCTAATGACAAGTAGTTAGCTGGATCTAAGAATAAAACTTTACCAGCGTCAATAACACCAGACACCATATCAAATGTTCTTGTGTTTGGTTCTGCAACTTGTAACGCTAATGACCTACCAAGTGATATAGGAACAGAAGGACCACGATATCCATCTTTAGTTTTAGAAATAGTAAAGTTACCACTTTCTTCTTGCATACGTGCGTCTATCTCTGTAATAGGAGTTCCTAAATAATCTTGTAAATATTTTTGTGCTTGGTTAGGATCAATACCACCTTTTATCATTGTTTGATATTCATCATAAAATTTAGAGTTAGGATTTTGTGGATCAAACACATCTGACTGTGGAAGAATACCATCACCTAAATTAACTTTATTTCCTTTTGACATTTGATTAAATACTTGTTTGACTGTAGATTTACCAGACTGTTTATATGCTTCACTAAATGTAAGCTGTTCAGCTTTATCACCATATGTTGCTGCAATAAACGAGTTAATAGGTCTATCTACTAATGTTCTATATAAATCTTCAAATCCTAAAAATGTAAACCTTGTTGCTGCCTTTAATGGATCTAGCACTTTATCTTTTACAGTTTTAGCATTGTATTCAGTAATAGTTCTTGATATGTCTCTAAGTATTTCACTCTCTGGTTTTACTTTTAACATTGTCATAGATGTAATAACATCTGGAGAAAAGTTTGGGTATAGCTTTGCTATTGCACTAGCTCTAGCTGCGTCTTCTGTATTAACAGATTGTTGCGCACGTTTCCAATTAGATTGGCGTTTAGCTATATCTTTATATAAATCGTTTTCTGATTGTGGGTTATCCCTAAAATAGACACCCATTTACATTCCTTGAATATTTCTACTTCTTGCTCTTTGTGACGCAAATTGTAATAAAGATAATAATTCATTAGTAGGGTTAATTTCTGCCATAGCCCTTAACAATAAAACATCATCTGGTTCCAATGTAACTTTTTCTTCTTGTGGTGTATAAGCATTTAAATCTCCACCTTCAACGTCTGGTCCAAATAAATTAGCAAGTTCTCCAGGAACACCACCCATAGGTACTTGTTGTATTTGTTGTCCTGTAGGTTGTACTGGTGCTGCGGTAGTTGTTTGTGGTTCAACAATATTACCGTCTCTAACTTGTTCTACAAGCTGTTGTTCTTCACCATATGTTTCAGAAGACATAGCTTGTACGTCTTGTATTGACGGTGCTACACTGTCTGTTCTTCTAGATAATCTTCCTGGTCCTGATACTGCTGCTGGTCGTGCTGGTGCTGTATTCTTTTTGCCACCTCTACGACCTTTATCTCTACTACTACCATTTGCCATATTCTTCTCCTAATTGATCTGGTGGTCCAAACATTATTATTAATCCATTTGGAATATATTGTACAATCATACCTTGCGGAAAAGCAGAGTACGTTGCTTCATCTTCTTCTTCTATAATATCGTCCATAAGGTCATAAGATTTCTGCCATACATCAAATAAAGAATTTTCGCAGATGTCTGAAAACTGATAATTTACTTTATCTTTTTCGTTCATTAAAAATTTTTCTTTCTTTTTTTACTTTTAAGTGAATGTGATTTCATGTAATTAACTTTGTCATTTGCGTCTAATTTATTAAAAACATTTACATTAAAAGGATAAATTTTTCCTGGTAATATTTCTTTTTTTCTAGCCATTATTGTTGTGGTAATCCTTGTAATAATAATGATCGAATGTCTGGTGCTGGACCTTGTGGTACAGCTTGACCGCCACCCATCATTTGTTCTAACATTGCTGCTTCACCTTCTGGTACTTCTGGTTCTTCTGCTGTATAAAACTTATCTAATACTTGTTGCATAGAGTTTGGTGATTTATATATTTGTACTAATGCCATAGTAGCTTTAGGATCACCTTGACTTGCTTGTATTTTTAATGTCTCAAACAATGTACGCTCTGCTTCGTCTTTTAAAATCCTATCATTAATCTTTTGTACATTTTCTAAACCGTCCATATTTTCTTGTAATGTCTCTTTGTCTATAATGCCAGCTTGTAATAATTGAAGACCAGATACAATCTTTGTTGGTTCATCAAATCCTGCCATGACACCATACACACGTCTAGTTCTATACATACCAGATATATCACGTTCTGGTGTGTAGCTCTCTGCATATGCAGTTCCTTGAAAGTAACCAGCTAATGGTTTTGATTTCTTACCGTTTAGGATTTCGTCCATCTCTAAACGTTTCATGTCTAGTTCTTGTAAAGCGTCTTTTAATGCTAACTGATATTCTTTAACGTTTAAGTCAACAGAAGATAAAAGTTCTTGTAGTCCTCTACCAGTGACAAAACTATTGGGAGATATTGCGTCATCTGATACTGGATAACTTGAACCAACCCTTAGCTGTCTTTCAATTCTGTCTATTTGCTGAAATAACTGATACGGTACATTGTTAGGTGGTTTACTAACTTGTGAACCTGGAGTTAAATAGTTAACTGCAAATCTACCACGTTTATAGTTGCCACTTTCTAATTCACCAATAATGTTTGTTTCAGTAAATACACTATCTTCCATAGCAATGATTGACAATACGTTAATCTTTGCCATAGCTGCCATTAAACCTAACACATGGTCATATTGTCCTTGTAATCTGTCAAAGCTAAATCTTTTAGCTATAACAAATCTAGGACCAGACTTTAATGGGTTAGGAGTAAAATCTAATATTTGTTTTTGATCTGGTAAGAATATATACGTACCGTCTTCATCATAAAACTCTACAAGTTCTGTACCGTCTGCTAAATGGTTATCCCAGCTTCTTTGATATGCGTCTGTATATTTAAATTTGCTGTAACCAGAAGGAAATTGACCACTAGGATCAACTTGTACTTTAGCTTGTGGATACATCTGTTTAATCACTGCATTAGGTACTAATCTCACCAATGCCATTTCTTTAGGTTCCTGGTCTGCACCATAGTAACCTGGGTAACAATCGTACGGATCACGAAGTTCCGCATGCGGATACATATTTCCGTCTGGACCTTTTTTCTGTCTAATTACCCATACACAAAAACCATAACCTGGCAACCACCTAGCTGCCTGTGGTAATTGTTTTTCCATTTTAGAATTTAAATCATAGCTATTAACTATTCTCTCTATTTTTTGTGCTTTTGTTTTAGCACGTTCACTATCTCTGTTGTCATAAGGATCTACCTTGATGTCTGGCATACGTCCTAATTTTTGTGCTAAGTGTTCTAAACCTGAATGTATTAGATTTGGTACTGGTAAGTCAGCGTCATAGTTTTTTGCATTCTCACCAAGTAGCGCAGCAATACCTGCTGAACCACCATTTAAAATATTTCTTACTCTATCTCTGTATTCATAGTGACCACTATGTTCTGTCATTCCTTTTAAGTCATCTACTTTAATAAGTAGTTCGTCTGCGCTATAAACCATTACCAGGGTACCTCGTTGTAATCACTCTTAATAAATTCTGCATAACTAGGAGTATAGTCGTTCTGGACATTCGCTAACATCATTTTTACGTTCGTGCGAATACGTTTCATTGGAAACCAACTTGCCATAACTAAGTCTGTTTTTGTTTTCACATTGCGACTATTGCTAGCACCTGCTTGACTAAAGTATAGCAGTTGTTGTCTAAATATTCCTACTTTATTCTTAGTTCTTGGATCACCCCAAGGTAAATTTATTTTTTGGTTTTCATACATTCCAACCATACTGGTAACACCAAATACTGGATCCCATTTGTTCTTGTATGTCTGGTGACCTTCTATACGTACACCAGCAGAAGCTGCCCAATTTCTAATTTCTTTATCTTGACCAATAGCTCTCTGGAAACCGTTTTCTTCTACTACCCAGTGACTTAAAAAATACTTGTCATACCATTCCTTCATTAACTTATGTGCTTTTTGTATACCACCACCTTGGTCATTCTTAACATCTACTAACCATACTTGTTGTGTCTTAATGTTATATGCCCAAAGCACTGCTGCCTGATATCCAGTACTTGCTGGATCTAATCCTGCAATCAATGTTGTGTGTGGTGGAACGTCACCTAAGTTACGTGACTTATCTAAACAACCGTCAATCATCTCTGCTGTAAATAAAGACATACCGTCTGGTATTGCTTTATTTAAATAGACC